TACGCTCTTTATTTTTCTGTTTATATTCTTTATCATACTCTGCTATACGCTCTTTATTTTTCTGTTTATATTCTTTATCATACTCTGCTATACGCTCTTTATTTTCCTTTCTATATTCTTTACCACACTCTGCTATACGCTCTTTATTTTTCTGTCTATATTCTTTTAGACGCTCTTTATTTTTTTGATAATATTCTTTCTGGTATTCCGCTCTAGACATCAGTCAGTATCTTCCAGAAAGGGGTTGTCGATCTGTGTCATACGACCCGTATCTTTATTGTAGTGCAGGTAGCAAGCTACTCCTGTGTCTCCAGTGTATCTGTTCTTTAATATCCTAACCGTAGTTGTGTTGGCTTCTATCTCATCGTCTGCCTGCTGGTTTCTTTCAAGGGCTATGACACTATCAGAGAGATGTGCGATACTTGCTGAACCTCTAAGATGTGAGAGCGATACTTCCTTGCCATCCTCATGTCCTCTGTCACCTGATGGTCTGCGTAGGTGGGAGACAAGCATAAGACCTATACCTGTTTCCTCCACCAGTGATCGAAGCTTGGTCATAAGAATGTCAATAGACTTACGCTCATCACCGTTGTCTTCCTGTCCACTGACAAGAATACTGAGGTGGTCAAGGATTACCCACTTGCAGTCAAGAGCCTTTGCCATGTACCGTACACGATCAAGAATCTCATCGTTGTTGATCGATCCAAAATGATCAAAGGCAAAGAACCTCCCGCTGTCTACTGTCTTGTTCTGCCAATCTCTTAGCTGCTCGTCACTAAACTTCTTTCGTATCTCCCTGATGTACAACCTGGCATCAGCTTCAACTGACATGATATTGAATGCAGTATTCTTTACGTTCTCCTCCATTGCAAGGACACCTATGTTGTCCTCTGTGCTGCGAAGGATGTGGTGCATAAGCTCCCGCATTGCGGATGACTTGCCCATCCCTGCACCACTGGTGAAGCAGACAAGCTCACCTGTCCTCATGCCATAGGTCTTTTCATTAAGCTTCGGCCACGGATACAGACACGTCTCGCTGTACGTTTCTTCATAGAGACTTTCACCAAGGTCGGCAAGATTTATTATACCTGCTGGTGTATAAGTCTTTGCATTCCACCAGGCTTGAGTAAACTTCTCACGTTGTCCCATCTTGAGATACTCATTGGCATCCTTGTGTTCAAGATTTATTATCTTGCATTTGTTTGGTTCGAATAACCTAGCCACCTCCGTAGCTGCTGCCTTACCTGCTGCATCATTGTCAAAACACAGAACAATATTTTCAAACCTGTTAAGATATTCAAGCGACTGCTTGCAATTCTTGAGCGCACCTGTAGCACCATTCTTGATGGATACTGAAGCATACTTGGAACCAAGAAGCTGGAAGGCACTCATGGCATCTATCTCACCCTCACAAACTGTGATGTACTTTCCAGGCTGATTGAACATGTGTTCACCAAACAGACCACACTGACCGAGAGTACCCTCAGACCAGAAGTCTTTGGTTTGTGTCTTGCGATACTTGTTGGCAAGATTGTTTCCATCCCCATCATAGTAAGGATACCTGTGTTCCGTAATGGTCTGGTTCTGTCTGGCGACCATGACACCATATCTTTTACAGGTATCCAGTGTTATCTTTCGGTCGGGTATGTCAGACCACACATAAGAATTGTCAGAGATGTTTCTGGTCTGGATTGGAACTACAGTGTTTTGGGTTGCCATTTTATCTCCGGGTATAACGGTGTTACATTTGTGACAGTATTCATGCCCATCATCATACAATGCATTGGCATTGCTTGACCCACATTTTTTGCAGGGTATATGTTTTATAAAAGTATTATCTAAATATTTTACCATTTTCCTTTACTCATGTCAAGGAGTTCCTTGCATAGTTCTTTTCTGTAACCCATGATCTCCTTTTCCATTGATACAAGTGTTTCGATCTTGTCTATTCTGTCCATCTTTCTCCACGCAGCCTTAAAAGATAAGGTGGGTTGAACCCTCTCTCCACTGCTATAGATTTCTAAGAGTACGTCCATTTTCATTCCCTCTTTTGATTGAATAAATTTTATCACTGCTGGCTCCCAGGTGCTGAGTGAGGCGCTCTCTGTTTTTGATTTCCTCTTCAGCTTCTCTGCGAGTTTTAAAACGCTTGATAACCACATCACCAAAATCTTTCTTTAACATCAGGTTCCACATAAAGCCCTCCATGATACATCAAATAAATTTTTCATCTCATTATGTATGTCAGTGGCTATGTCTCTTGTTTCTTTCTGGGCATCATCGCTCATTCTTAATTTACACACCCTTGCAAAGGCAGCAAGAGATCCAGACCAGAACCACTCAGTATTCATAGACTGAGGGAGTACACTGCGGGCCTGCTCAGGACACACACCAGATTTCAACATGAAGTTATAGGCATCTCTTGCGTGGCGTACTGCATCAGCATAGACATGCTGCATACTCTCCTGTTTGTCCACAGGTTCCTCACTTGATCCCTGCTTTTTGTTGTCTGCCTTACCTCTCCATACCAGTGGGGTCCAGAAGTCTGGATCGTAATCGACATAACGTCTGCTAATCTCATTCCATACCAGACCAACCTGGTGTTTCATTAACTGTCTTGCTACAAATACAGGTGCTTCGATCCTGAACTGTGCAAAGCAGTGACCGAAGGGCGTCCAGTGATTATGTCTTGCCAGATATCCTATCAGCTTTTCATCCTTCTCTGACAGGTTGCCTTCCAGGACACCACCAAAAGGGATAGCCTCCCATTCTGATTCCTTGTCAAAGGACACCCTTGCTGCATTGACAACAGTCAAATCACTTCCCATATGAGTGATAAGTTTAACAGTCATCAAAAGTATCAGACAACAGGTTTTCTATGAAGTCTTCCTTGTCCTGCATGATCTCATCCACCTCCAGCTTGGCGAGCTTACGAGACTCTTTTGGATCGTATCCTTCTTCAGAATACTGTCGAAAGAGATCTCGAAACAGTGTGCTTCTCTCCCTCTGCCATAAATTCTTAGCCATTATTCTTCCTCTAAGTCCTCAAAAAAAGTATCAATATCTTTAGGATCATTAACATTATAACCCTGATCTTTCATTAGGTTCCAAAGTTCCTTTGAATAACCATAAGCTATTCTGTTCTGATCTTCTTTTCTTTCCACATACTTCTGAAAGTTATATATCTTTTTCATAAAGTTCTATCCACTGGGATTTATGTTGGGCTTCCTGTTTTACTTTAGATATTTCTTTAAGTTGTTTCTTGATAGTTTCAGACTGTTCATCATTTATTTTTCTTAATTGTTTAACCTGTTTTCTCAGTACTTCAAGTTCATTCATAAGTAACTCCTAATAAGTTATTTAGTATACACCTATTTGTATCTCATGTCAATGTAAAAAATATGTTTACCTATCTGACCTAGCTCCATGAAGTTTTCGGCATGTCTCCAATGGGGGTTGACATAGGTTGCATGATAGTGGGTAGCACCTAGCGTAGCTTCAACTGAGACCCCATTGATTGCCATCTCAGCTATGGAGATAGACTTCTTCAGAGCATGTATCTCTTTCATTCTTTCGGGCTTTCCATCACACCAATAGGAGAACATACACTGATGTCTTACTGGTTGTCCTCTCCTGTTATATATTCCCTGATGCACTACACCACAAATGGTGTTGGGAAACCTCTCATCTCTCACTCTCTGAAGTACAACATTTGCAACCGAGAGTTGTGCTATCACGGGTTCGGATCTTGCTTCATAATATATAGCTTCAACCAGACAGTTAAGTTCACTGGCCTTAACCGTTGAAAACAATACACAAATTGTTAGATAGATGAGTGCCATTAACAATAATATTTTTCTCATTAGTGTATCCTCTGTATCTCTATTTCAAAAGGAAAACCAAACTCCAGTTCCCGTAGTCCAGACTCAGCCAGGAAGATAGCTGCTTCCTCCCTTGTCTGAAAGGTTTGAAGGGCAGTACCTTCCTGGTTTATCATGGCATCAACACCCTCGAAGCCTGCTTCTTTATCAAGCTGAACAATTATATAGCTCATTATTTTTCTCCACTTTTGGGTTAGGAAGGGGGGGAATTGAACCCCCCATTAGGTAGCTGTACCTACCTTGCTGCATTGTACAGACCTCCAGCACAACTACTTGTACCTTCGCAGGTTTACAGCATTCATTCACCAGACTTCCCATAATGTTTATTTATTAGCTCCACTTCTAGGTCGTTTCATAGATGTCGAGGCGTGGTACTCCGAGATATTGAATTGAAAAATATCCCGAAGTTGTTTCATGACCACACTCATTCCATATCCAGTGAAATCTCCCAACCCTTCTGGGTTAGGTAGTCTATTGCATCAGCTTCAATGCAATCTGCTGCATCAATTCTCTCCTCCGAATTACCGTGAATGGGACAAGAGATTGGATTTGCAACTGGGAGAACACACTCACAGATTTCCCCTGAATTAACTGGTTCTACCCAGCCTTGGCTCTCTGCAAACTCAAGCAGATTACCAAGACCTTTATAGGTATAGATCTTATAAGATTTCATATTCATGCCGCAATCAACTCCTTCCTTCAGGGTTGTCTGTAAAGCATGTAACTTCTTAATACACTGTGACAATATGTCGCCATCATAAAGTCTAACCTGCCCATTAAGTTGCAGGTTAGACAATATCTCAAGTGCTTCTTCAAGGGCTTCAGTGGATGTCATACTCTACACACTCTATCCAATCGTCGTAACCCTCTGTGGCTGACTTCATTTCGTTTTCAATCCATCCATTGAGGTCTTCAAGATCAATCGGATCATCATTAATATGAATCAGTTCGAGATATTCCTCCACCATTGGGAGGCACCATGAGTCATCCGACAGATCGACGAACTGCCAGACTTCCTCTTCACTACGAAATTCTGGGATGAACATCAGTCAATTTCCTTTTCTTTTGCCTCTGTTGTGATTGTCTCAAGTGTCTGCCCATATGGAAGGAACAATTTGAGATCGTTCCTGGAAGTTTCGTCAGTCCACTTGTCAGTTGACGTAACTGATACAGTTACACAGGAAAACCAGCCATCACCTGAACTACCCTTGTGATGAACTGTTTCACTTTTGATTTCCGTGACGTTGTGTATGCTCATTTCCATATTACTTCTCCTTGGTTAAAGATTCTGTGACTACGCCACACATTACATCATTGAATGCCTTACAAATTAACTGAATACCCATAAGGGTAGTTGGCGCTTTTGTTATAGTATAACACATCGCTGTCTTTAGAGATAGTTCTGCTATTTCCAGAGGCTGCTTTCCTTCCTCATCAAGGAACTTGAGTTCGCTTGCCAGCCTCTCTGTTATTTCCTCATAATGCCTCATTGTAAATCACTCCTAATGAGTAGCTGGAAGGGGGAGGAGTCGAACCTCCCGTTAGATGTCTGTACCCACCTCGCTGCATTTTGCATAGTACAGACCTCTAGCACAATTTCTCATGCCGTCTCAGGCTTGCAGCGTTCACTCTACCGGACCTTCCACATTTTTAAACTTCTCCAATCTCAGGTTTAATATTCTTTTTCTTATTGGGTATTACTTTACTACGAAACAGACGTGATGTCAAGACCTTTCCATATGGGTTTCTTTTTATTCCATATCTACGGTGTTGCTTCCCCATCCTGCCTTTCTTTTTTCTTCCCATTTTTCCTCCTCCTCAACATAATTCTTGTATGCTTCATGTCTGTTGAGAACAGACCACCACCAGGATGGCATTACCTCATAGCGGAGCCGCTGTTCCTGTTCCCATTCATACTTGGTCAGCATTATTAATCCTTTCTTTCCAGTTCATTCAATAGGTGTGTAATTACATCTATTGTCCATCCATTGCCCAGCATCTTGTATCTCTGAGTGTTGCTAACATGGTTGGTGTAACCCTCTGGCACTGTCTGTAATCGTTCGCATTCGAGGGGAGTAAGTTTTCTGTATGTGAGTCCTTCATCAAAAGTTAAATGATTATTATGTTCCCATCCACTTGTGGTTAAAGATGGAACTTTACCATCAAGTGCTTTTAATCCACCTTTATTCCAACCACGGGGTATCTGACGTATTTTAGGGTTTGTATTACCACTCTTGCTAAACACCAACTGTCTGCGATGTTTCTCAAAGTAGGATTTCAAATTGCCTCCCTTAAAATAATTCGCATCCAGACAGTGTGACTTATCTCGATCTGTCAGGAAGGAATCCTCAATAATATCTTTGAGTTTTATTCCTTTATCTTGTGGAAGACCATCTACCTTGAGGTTAGTCCAGTAGAGTCGGTACCTGTTCTGTGCAGAAACCAGGTTGGAGTTGATAGCTACAGGGGACACACCCAGAGCATCTGTGATTACCTCCATACTTTCCTTTTTCATTCGGACATTTTCCATCAGGAATTTCACATCAGGATTTATCTTTCTAGCTTCACCCAGTATGCGAACAGCCTCAAAGAACAGCGCTGATCTTGGATCATCAAAGTTCAGATGCTTGCCAGAGAAACTGAATCCTTGGCACGGGCTGCCGAACATGATCAAATCAAAATGTTCTCTGACATTTACATCCCTTACATCTCCAAGGTGTATTGTATCAGGATAGTTTGCCTTGGCAACAGCTATTGCATACCTGTCTATCTCACTGGCATGGTAGGATTCCACCTCTATTCCTAGTCTGTCTAGTGCTATCTGTCCACAGGACATACCATCGAATAGGCTTAGAACTTTCATGGTTCCAGTTCCTCCATCCTCTTTTCCATAGC